GTTTCCCAGTCACGATCCGGCCAGGGCAGAAGCATGTAGAAATTGCTAGGTATCAAGACCAAGTAACGGTAATAATCAATGAAATAGACACCTTCTAAGACATCCAGTCAATCTTGTGTCGAATTATTTTCAAACAACTTTCAATCATTTGGTCTGGATAGTCTTCGTACTTAGATATATCCATTGGCCAAAAATCTTTCCTAAGCCTGAACTTACCCATTGTTTTAGCGTTGCGATATAATTCTAACGCATGTGAAAATTTCTTGTACAAGTGATAATACACATCACCAGCCAAACACCAGAATTCAGCCATCATTGGGTAATGCGTTAAACACAACACTAAGTTTTGCAGACATTCAACAGGCTTGTTCTTTAGGAAGAAGCCCAATGAGTAGTAATATCTTTGCATGGTTGCTTGTTTGGTATTGGCTTTATTGACAAATAAATACTGCTGAGATGTGTTTAAAAAACCATCTAAATCTTGCTTGGCAAATAACAGCAAAGACTCGTAATACAATATCTTAGCATCAAGAGGAGATGCTTTTTTCCATTCACGAACAAGCTTGAGTTTACTATCTACATCATCAACAGCCGTTGAAATCACAGTCAAATCTATATCTATATCGGTGTCGGTATCTAGGCATTCAAATACAGGATTGGTAAATTTGTAGTTTAACCTAGAATTCCACGCTCTGATTTCCTTGGTCAACAATTGTCCAGAAACTATACTCACATGCCCACTAGTATCTATTTTGGGTAAATTTTCAATTCCAGAGTATACATATTCATTACCATATAAAAACAAATTGATAAAGTTCTTAGAACGTTGTGTTAGCAAATTTCTAGCTTTATCGTAACTCAAATTACCTAGTTTTATTAACTCGACTGGGTATTTTGAGCATTTTTCTACAGTTTGGTCGGTACTGCCTAGATCGCCAATCACTATTTGTGGGGAGGTTGACAACAATGACTCAATACAAGCAGAAATGGTTGCTTCATGATTTTTGGTCAGTATTTGAATTGAAGTTGGCATTTTTCTCTCTCAATACAGCCTCGAAAGCTTGCATCTCGTATGTGTTATTGTTTTTTTTGTAATACTCAATGATGTCCCTATACAACCTAGTTTGTTCAGGGTTATTAATAATTTGCGAAAAAATCTCGATTAGGTTCATAAAAACACTATATTAATAACAAGGAGGTCGATGAGCAGCGAATACATAAACAATAAAAAGTTCGAAGCTATTATTGAAGAGTTTCAAACCTTCAAAAAAGAGAAGAGAAAATACGAACTTATTTTGGCAGATTTAAAAGAATCAACGAGCCTTCGTAAGAACAGCAACCAAACTAAGTTATTGGATTATCAAGAAAGATTCTCTAAATCCGTAGCTAATTACGATAGATTTCAGAGTGATCTCGCTTTTGCTTTCCATAAACTTGCACAAAACATAGCAACATACGCCAGATTCAATACCATCGACATTGACGATGCTATTCAAGAGGGCATCTTAATTTGCTTTGATAAGATAGACAAGTTTGATAAAAACAAAGGCAAAGCATTTAACTATATGACTACTTGTATACTAAACCACTTTCGACAAATTTACAGAAGCAACCGCAATCACAATGAATTTAAGAAAAAATACCACAACTTTCAAAAAGATAACTCCGGTTACGGAAGATTTGTAAAAGACTTAGATATGGAGGAATAATGGCTAAAACAAATCCACTAGATATGCTTGAAATTCAAGAGGTAATAAACAAGTTAATCGAAAACGGACACGGTGACGTAGTAGATTGTTTGTTGGCAAATGAAAGCAAGGTCTATACCAAAAAAGGTAGACTCAATAAGTCTAGCACTTGTCGTGAATTGGGCTTTAAATCAAAGGAACTAGAAGATAAGATTACAGCTATGCGATCACTTCTGCAAAAGGAATTTGACTTAGACTAAGTCTAAGAATTGATATATGCTCGTGCGTATCGCAATTGTAGGTCGCACAAGCATATATCTACTGAATTCATATCTAGTTCACGAAAATCAATACTTGTTGGCCATACATCTTCTAAAATCCACTGCTCCAACATTGCTCCACATCCATCGTATAATTCAATACGAATTTGCGGCATAATTAAAGTAGACCCGACACCCACAGTATACACAGAGGGAACCATACGTCCAATTGACGGATCGTACATTTGCTTCAACCATTCAAACACTGGATGTGGTGTTTTTACAGTATTGGTTCTAGATGATAAGTCATACAACGTTAAAGGCAATGGCTTCCAATCTGGCTTGTAGACTGGATAGTAGTAATTCTCGCTTAGATGTCGTGCCTCACCTTCTTTTAAAGTGATAGAAGGTCTAGCACCTCGTAATGGTGGTAAAGAATCTATACCGCTGGCACTCACTCCTTCAATAATGGTCAACCACCTGAACATGCGTTTGCAAGTACGTGGTTTGGTAAAGTTCGCTCTTATGTCTGTACCTGAAGAGTAAGAACTAAGACCGAAATCCATGCCCATTAAAGTTCTATTTGCCATTTATGTAATAAAATCTGTGTTGATGGTACCCGGCGTAGTGCCATTAGGATTAAACACTTGTATACCAGAATTAAATCCAGCCCCACCAGCATTACAAGGTGTACAGCAAGAATTAATTGGGAATGCAGGACATATAGGTTCATATCTAGCATTCGAATATCTCATTGTTAATTCAATAGTGGATATTTCTGAGTTAGCATAATCTAGTTCGCCCCAATTAATATTGGTTGGCCAAACATCTTTTAAAGTCCATCTGTCAATAAGCTGACCGCAACCATCCCACATCTTCAATATACCCGTAGCGGTATAATCTGTACGTCTGGAACCCATATGAAGGTTAACTGGATCTGTGTAATCGTACACAGAAGCTAACCAACTGTAGAGAGGTGCTATATCTGCCGTTGCTACATCATAATAAGTAACTGTCATTGTTTGCCAACGAGCCTTACCTGGGAGCCAAGTAACACCGTTTAGATAATTCAACTCGGTTTCTTCAATTTCTACTTGAGGTCTACCTGCTGTTTTTACATAATGTCTAGGTACGGATAATCCGCCACATATATCTGCCAATTCAAAAGTAAATCTAAAGTTTCTCTTGAATGTAAGATTATTGAATCCCAGATTACCCATACCCATTGGGATTGTTTCTGCCATCTGTCTCCTTTAATTAGAAATTCAAGTTTGGCAATGTTTGTACAGAACCACAAGGAGTACAACAAGAAACTGGAACGAATTCTGGGCAGAAGGATTTGTAGCGTACATCAGAATAACGTAAAGTTAGTTCAATAGTAGACAAATCAGAGGATTCATAATCCAAATCGCCCCAATTAATAGACTTTGGCCACATGCTTTGTAGTTGCCATTGTTCAATCAAAATACCGCAACCATCGTACATGTTAAGAACGCCAGTTGCACCCCAATCTCTCTTTTCAGCTTGGGTTAGTTTGACTGGATCAGCAAAGTTGTAAACAGTTGCTAGCCAATTCCAAAGTGAACGCATTTCTTCCACATTACCTACGTCATAGTAAGTAACGGTGATTTCGTTCCAAGTTCCCTTGCCAGGAATCCAGAACTTAGCATTCAAGTGATTGATTTCTACTTCTTCAATATCAATCGAAGGACGAGAAGCAAGCTTAACAAAGTGCTCAGGCACTACATTACCTTGATTGCCACAGAAGCCCTGAATTTCAAAAGTAAATCTAAAGCTTCTCTTGAAACTAATATCAGGTCGTCCTATAACTCCGATACCCATATTTTTAGCCATATTCAAATTCTCCATCTGTCATAAGACAGGATTAACAGCCTACACATGGACAGCCCACAGGAGTCGTTCCACAGTGGCTAATATACCTAACATCGCTATATCGTAACGATAAAGTAATAGTTGCCTCTTCATTGCTTGCGTATTCTAATTCACCCCAATCTACTGATTCGGGCCAAACGGAATATAACTGCCACTCTTCTAATGGTTGACCACAACCATCATACATAATCAATTGAGCAGATCCATTCCAACCGGCCTTTTCTGTTTGTTGTAAGTTCAAGCTTTGGAAATTGTATATACCCAATATCCAATTCATTAAACCCAATTGGAAATCACCAGCTACATCTATATAGGTAATAGTAATTGGTTCCCACTTACTTTTTCCTGGTATCCAAGTAGTTTGATTCAAAAAATTGATTTCATATGGCTCAGTCGATAATTTAGGTCGTGCGGCAACCTTTACGAAATGTTCAGGTATATCACCGCATGGCGTGGTGATAAATAGTTTATACCTGAACTTTCGTTTAATTCAATTGATCGTGACTGGGAAAC